ACGATTTCTTCTTCGTCAACGCTTGGAGTATAGACGTTTGTTCCGTACTTATTTGGCTTCATACGAGGTACTCTTTCTTTCAGAACCTCAGGCGTAAGAATAGGAGTAATAATCTTATGTAAACCCTCACGAGTAGCCTTGGTCTTCTTCTTAATACCTGACTCATACAAAGCATCACCGGCTGTACCTAAGAACGTAGGCTTGGCTGCTGCCGCTAGGGGCGCACGTAACGGAGGAGGATTAATAAACTCAGCTACGTTTATGACAGCTTCTACACTTAGTGCATCGTTAGGATTCTCTTCCTTAAACTTCTGCCACATAGCCATCGCGTTGCCTGCACCTTCTTTAACAGCAGGGCCAAGTTTACGTATAAAGGCATCAGTAACAGGATTATTAGCTAAAGAATCTACAGTAGATATAGCCTTCTCAGCAACAAACCTTTCGATTGTGTCGGGCACCACATTGACTAAGAAGCTCTTACCTGCTAATTTAATACCCTCACCAATGGTTGTTTTAAGTACATCTAAACCACCTTTGCCTAGAACATTACCAGCCATTTGGCTAGTACCAATGTTACCAAGCGCATATTGCTCTTTCTGCTGTACGTCTAATGCCTTTAAGTCCTCGACGGACTGCCCGATGGCAGCCCCTGCGTCAGTAATTGATGTACCCATCGTACGGTCAGGAACGTATGCTCCTGTGGCACGTTGGGCTGCGTCTGCACCCGCTTGCTCCGCTCTCTGAAGCAAGGGGGTTAGTTCGTTGACAACATCTATCTGGTTATCTGATATAGCCTGTGTAATCGCAGCTCTAAGTTGTTCTTCGTTCATATCAACTACCTTGGTAAAAGACCTTTAGATTGTAAGTACTCTAGTGTTGCAGGTGAGTACGTAGGAGCAACAGCAGGAGTCTCGTCTACTACTGCCGGAGCAGGAACAAAAGGCTCTGGTTTAGTCACGTACAACGAGTCGTATATTCCATTGTTCAAACCTGAGTTAGGAAGACCGTTAAGAGTATCCAAAGCTCCGTTACTTCTATCAATGTACTCATTAGCAACTTCGTTCTCAATACGTATAATGTCTCTAATTGTTTTCTCATCTAAAGCAATACCGGCTTCTTCGGCAGCAGTAATCTTGGCAATAAACTTTCTATCTGTATCAGAAATACCAGAACCAGAACCAAGAGCTTTAATAAGAGGCAACACCATCTTAGCTCTACCAATCATAAATATCTGCGTAGCCTGTAGCGTGTCTTCTACACTCTCAGGAACAATACCTAACGCTTTACCTACACGAGAGATTTCTAACAAAGCGTTAGCTCCGAATCCTGTAAAGATGCCTGCCTCTAGTGCTGCTTGGCTTTCAATATTGTTGGTAAGGATTGACTGAGCATCTTTAGCTAAAGTGTGTAGTTCACCAAAGTTATCAACAAGTGTACCAGCCAGCTTATCAGCAATTGCTTTGTCTTGGTTAAAGACTTTACTAATTGTAGGAGCAGGTGTCAAACCCAGTGTAACAGGAGACTCCCACTTGCCTGTAGCTTCGTTGTACACGTTAGCTGACTCATCTACTCTACGGCTTTGCAGTTTTCCATCTTGAGCTGTAAAGGCTTTAAGAGTGGCCTTCTTGCCCTCTAGCTGTTCTATAAACGTCTCATCAGTCATTTCATCAAACTGACCGTTTTTAATCCTAGCTATCATCTTAGAACTAGCGTTTTTGTTTTCAGCAATAGCTAGTTTACCTTTACGTCCCCTTTCACCGACAACCCTACGTTCTTGTTCTTTATAAATAGTTTTTTGAGCCTCTTCAATAGAACCTCCAGCTTGTAAAGATTCTATTGTAGATGTAAGACCTAACCTCTGCGCTGTGCTTACTAAGGCATTTCGCTGTCCTGCCTCGGCTGTCTTTAACGCATTCATCTTCATCTTTTCTACTTGCATTTGTTGCATTGCTACGATGTCTTGATTCGATGCTCCCATCTGAGACATAACCTGTAACAGTTCTTTTTGGTCTTTAGGGTCTTCAGAAGCAGTAAGCTCTGCAAACCTCTCTTTGAGCTTTACTCCCTGAGGTCGCATGTCTAATTTAGCAAGCCGTTCACTACCGACGGCCTCACCAATTCCAGCACCTACTTGACCAAGTCCTGTCATTATACCTTGACCTAAACCTCCAATAGTATTAGCCATGTTCATGTTAAAGTTACTATCTAAACCACTAAGTAATCCACCTGTTCTTGCCATTTTAATTTTCCTTTAATTACCAAAGAGAGACGAAGTACCAGAGGATAGCGCGTCGATAATTGACTTGTATAGCGCGGAAGTACTTGTTGCTTCTGAAACACCAGCAGACAACAAACCTTCTAAACCAGACTGCTCTAACTGCGCTCGTAATTCTGCTCCACCCATCTGAGCCTGCTGTGCTAACTGTGCAGGTATCTGACTAGCGCCAAACATAGAAAGCGCCTGCTGTTGTGGCAAATAACCCTGACTAGTCAAACCAGAACCTAATGCAAGGGCTTGTGCGTCTCTTGTTTGTGCTGCTTGTTGTCCTTGATACGCCTGCTGTGCCAACTGCTGTCCCATTCCTAGGGCTTGCTGTTGTTCGCCTAATGCTGCCTGTCGTGCCATTGCTGACGCTTGTAAGCCTGCTTCTGCTCTAGCTTTTTCATAACCAAACTCTTCAGCAGTCCCACCAAACTCAGCAGTAGAGATACCACCACGACCACTAGAGAATAAACTTTGGTCTAGGTTCATGCGCTGACGTTGTTCTTCAGGACGTTGCGCTGCTCGGATGTTTTCGTAGTAGTCATTGGTTAGTTTAGTAGGGTCACCGTAAGCACGGTCAAACATTGACTCTGCTTCGCGGAAGCGACTACGTTGCGCATCACGCTCCCCCCGTGTCATGCCTTGGCCTACTTGTCCAAACTGTGCACCAGCTTGACGCAACAAAGAATTTTGCATGTCTTGTTGTTCTTTGGACAAGTTTAAATCAAAACCGCCTTGCGCATTTACTCCAACATTAGCTAAGTTAGAACTAACAGTGTAAGGGCGAAACTGTGTATCCTGCATTGCTTGATTAGCAATCCTAGTAGCGCCTTGTGATGCGTCTATGCCCAACTCTCTCAGCATGTCTTGAAGTTCTTTGACAGCTACTACACCACCAGCCGCCGCTACACCACCTCCGAACAGTCCACCTAAATCAATACCCATTACAGACCTCCAATAATAAATGCTAATAGTTCAGAATAACTAACTGAGAGTGTACCTTCTTCGTTTCTTTCAAACATTCCGTATTCCTCTGCGTTTAAACCTTCATTGGAAAAAGCTGCTTCTAAGTCCTGTGCCATTACACCTACATGATAACGAGAACCATCAACACCTTTTTTCTGTACTGATTTATTCCACTTAAACTTACGAATTAAACCTTTACAAGACTGTGCAACTCTAAGCTCAGCTTCGTTCAACTCTTCAATACTTTGCTTCAAGGTACGGTCAGAAGAAGTGTTCAAGGCGTTCTGAGAATAGATAGTTTTAAACCTATTAGTGCCTCCTCCTAAGTTAGTAACTTCGGTAGTTCCTGCGCCGTCACCATCACAGGGTATGACATTGTTAGTACCACCACCAGACATTCGTAAACCGACAACAGCATCCGCTATAAATAGCTCAGAACCTCCTAAACCTATTGTAGCAAGAGGAGTGGTAGCGCCTGCACTCGATACATCACCGAACCTTAACTTACCGTCAATAGTAAATTGACCTTCAGCAGCAGATACAAGAGGGTTGTTATTAGGTTCTAAAATAATAGGAGCATTAGTATCGGCTAAAGTAGTAACAACAAGTCTATCAATACCATCTGTAGTCCATACTACATCAGCACCTATAGTACCTCCAACAGCAAACTCAATCTCTGCCTCACCTGTATCATTAGCATCTAAATGGAGAACAGCGTCTGAATCTCCTGTGCCTCTTGTTGTAACATTAACTCTACAATCAATATTATCACCAGTGCTTAAACTTTGTACGGCTAACGCTGTAAAATTACCTGTTCCAAAACGACCAGAGGTGGAACCTAAGTCAGTAACACCGTCAGTAATAGCACCTAACTCGTCACAAGGAAAAACCTGATTATTGGTTGAACCACTTAGACGAAGACCTGCAATGTTGTCAGCAAAGTAAACGTCATTAGTACCTACTATACCTATTTCACCTCTAACAGTGCCATCACTAAATCTTAAATCACCTGTTACAGTAACTATGCCTTCAGCGGCTCTTAGTGTGTTTACACTGTTAGGCTGTAAGTCAATAACACTCCCTGAAGTTAAAGTGCTAAGGTTTAAGTCAGGGTTACCCCCATCAATAAAGTATTCTAGTTTAGCACCTACAGAGCCTTCATGTAAAAACTGAACTTCGCTCTCACCTGTACCCGAAGAGTCTATTTTTAGAGCTGCGTCAGCATCACCAGTACCTGTGTTATGAATAGTCATGCCTGTTACACCGCTGTTGGTGGCTTCTTCAACAGTTAAGTTTTCACAAGTTGCATTTGTAATGTTAGCTGTAGCAATGGTGGCCGTAGTAACGTTGGCTGTAGTAATGGCAGCAGTAGGTATAGTCACTGTACCTGTGAACGTCGGTGACGCTTTTTCAGACTTAGTTGCACTGGCTGTAGCAATATTGTCAAACTCTAGAGAAAACTCAGAGCCTTTGATAACTTTAGCTGCGTTGCCAGTAGGAAGCGAATCCTTAGCACCAAAGTTTGTTGTTACGTTATAATTAGACATTATACAAGTCTCCCGATTTTAGCTAGTATGTCGATTTTTTGTAGTGCAAAAGCAAAGTTATTGATAGTAGAGACTACTCCAATTTTTACTACGCTGCCTGAACCTGTGGTGTTTACCTTTGGTGTTTGAATATCTACACCGCCTGTAAACTCCGCAGTAGTATTAAACTCACTTACGTTGTATTCTCCGGTGATGCCTGATGATTCAAACTCAAACTGTTGTTTACTAAAGTTATCAGAGTAATCATAAGTCCAATTAAGGGTTGATTTGGCATTGCTACCACCAATCACTGTTATGTGGAATTTCTTTAGGAACTTAGTAATACCTGGATTACCAAAGTCTAGCTCATTGCTGAAATACGACATTTGGTAGGTAGCGTCATCATCTAAGTATCCTGCGTACTTAACGACACCTGTAGACAGTCCTATATAGAAACCATCACTAGCTAGCTCATTAAAAGATAAAGGCACTAAACCTGACCATGTAGTCACCCTAAACGAGCCGTCTTCCATAGGCTGTCTTACGTCGAAACAGTAAGTAGTATTACTAGAGGGGAACGTCAACAAGTAGAAAGCGTCTTCTGCACTATATACACTCTTAACAGGCAAGGACTCAAAGTTAGACATCTCCATTAAGTCAGTACGTACATTCTTACTAACATCTCTTAGAGGTAGTGACTTCTCCTGTATAAGCCTCCCTAAGCTCATTACACCGCGATTAGATAAGAACAGTATGTCATTACCAGTGGCTTGTATAGAGTCCCTCTCAATGCATCCTACGCCCTCTACGGTGTCCTTTAGGAATATAGTAGTACCTGCGGAAGCAGGGTTGCCTGTGACACCGTTAGCGCCCTGCGCGCCGTCATAAATTAACATAGAGTGCTTGCCGAAGACAAGAAACAATCCATTATGTTCTGTTAAGGAAACAATCTCATCGTAGCCTTCAGGCCAGAACTGAGTAACGTCTATTTGAAAAGCATCTCCGGTTGACCATGCAGTACCATCTAACAACTGAGAGACATGTATAGTATGTTTATCAGATGCTAAGTCAGCAGCCCAAAGACGACCAAAGGCTGCCAACACTTCGTTAGCTTGAGGTGCGCCTGATGCTACAACAAGAGTAGTGCTACCTACAACAGACCTAAGAGGTGCATGGCCTGTCTGAAAGAAGTATACGTCGTTGTTAAAGGATGTTATCTTCCAGTTGTTTGCTGATATAGAGTAGTCAGTGGGGAGAGTAACTTCGGCTAGTGTGGTTGTGCCTGTGAATATCTTATTGTTACCCACAGAGAACAACGTAACAGCACCACCAAAGGAAGTAAACTCAAACACACCTTCAATGCCACGGCTAGTTCCTAGAACAGCAGCACCGTTAGTAGACACTTTGTCATATCCCTTACGCGCCCCAATACGACCACGTTTGTCAATTACACAATTATCAGCAATGGAAGAAAAGCCAGCGTTCTGACCGACAGGGGACTCTTCGGTATTGATACCTAAAAATCCCGGAGCTGCTACTGTTAAAGGTTGTAATTTTTGGCTCATACGTCGTACCACACTGTTTCAGTAGGGAAGCGTCCCGCGTCCATGGCAATCGCATCAGACAAAGAAGACTGAGCAACAGCGTATAGTTTACTAGCGTTAGTACCTCCAGTCTCTCCACGTTCTTCAGCAGCCATAGCATGAGCAAGCTGAACCACAGGTGTTGAGGGAGCTTTAACTACATCAGTACCGGAGGTAAGTTCAGGGGTACGTCCTACGTAGTTAAACAAGACAACCTTTACGCTATCAGGGTTAGGGTAAAACTGTACTTGATTGTTTCCATTTGAGTCCTGCCCTAAAGTAACGTAGTTGTCAGGACGACCCCTAGGTGCCTGCTCTATATACACAGAGTTATACAGACCTTGTTGAGTCCCTAGTTGAACTTCTACGTTATCTGTGACGTTATATACACCGAGAATCTTATCTGCTTCACTAAGGCCAGTCACGCTCATAATTGTAGATGAGTCAGTAATGCCGCTAACAGGAGTAATGGTACGCAGCATAGACCAATCCCATGCATCCTCTACTGCACGGTTAGCGTCGTTTATAAACTCACCTATAAGTTTTGAGTACGAAGTCTCATCAGCAGAAGTAACTTCATCCTCACGCAACCTACGTAGTACTTTGTTAATCGCTTGTAAATATGTCATTAAATTATACTCTTAAAATTAAAAATTAGAGAAGGGGTCGTCGTACTCAAACAAAGGTCTTCCGCCAATTCCTCCGGTTTTACCTGTTATTGTACTTTTAAAAATATCTTCAGAGAAGGGGTCGTCGTACCGCAACAAAGGTTTCTCTGTTAAACCCACTTGTGTGCCTAATAAAAACTGTCCCAAAGGAGTCATTAGTTCTTCCTCTTCTTCTTCTTCCTCATCTCCGAAGATTAAAGACCAATCAAAATCAGGTAACTCTACGTCAGGTAAATCTACGTCCAAAGACGGTAAGTCTACTTCAGGTAAGTCTATGTCAGGTAAGTCTACGTTTTCGACAGCTTCTATCACAGGCTGGATAACATTATCATCTACAGCTGAACTAGCGTCACCGATAGCGTCAGAAACAACATCATCTAAAGCGGAACCAGCGTCTCCTATAGCACTTGTAATAGGGTCTGTTACATCTCCAATGGCTGAACTAGCGTCACCAATAGCATCAGAAACAACATCATCTAAAGCGGAACCAGCGTCTCCTATAGCGCCTGTAATGGGGTCTGTTACATCTCCAACGGCTGAACTAACATCACCAATAGCGTCAGAAACAGCATCATCAATAGCAGAACCTGTATCTCCTATAGCACTTGTAATAGGGTCTGTTACATCTCCAATGGCTGAACTAACATCGCCAATAACTTCAGCGGCAGCTTCTTGAGCGTCGCCAACAGCTCCTAAAACAGGGTCAATATAATCTCCAAGGGCTGAACTAGCGTCACCGATAGCGTCAGAGGCTTCATCAACAAGGTCTTGTCCTATATTGACTGCCCCCTGTAGCACAGGGTCAATGTAATCTCCAAGCGTTGAGCTAACAGTTCCTACTGCGTCCGATACGTAATCAAAAACGTCTCCTATAACTCCAAAGTCAAAATCAAAGAAGCCTCCATCATCGAGGTCTATGCCAAAACCACCGCCTTCTTTAACATATCTTACGAAGCCTGCTTCCATAGAGTCTTGAACGTTTTCTCCATTAGCTAACATATCCAGAGTTTCTCTAGATGCTTTTAGAAAATCTACGTCGTTTGCTACCGAAGGTGGGACACCTAAAGCCTCGAAGCCTTGTTGCATCCATCCTGTACCTGCTGCAATTACTCCGAGTGGGTCTTGGTTTATAGCTGCGTTAATTACACCTACAGTGGAGACATAATCTAAACCCCACAAGCCAATACCTTCTGTAACGGCACCACCAAGCAGTAACTCACTACCTATCTGACCGCCAACAGTTCCTCCCGCGATAGGGTTCACCATGTCACCGCTAATGTCTACGGGTGGTGCTATTACTCCTGATGCCTCTAACCCGCCAATAACAATATTAACGTAATCTGAGGCATTTAATGTTTGACCTGTTGCTACTTTATAAGTTGTGTATATCTTTTCTGTCGCCCCTGCTGTTACCATAGCAGCTACAGCCCGTGCGAAGGCCAATCCAGCGTCACGAAACCCTACCCAAGAACTCTCCTCAGGTTTTTTAACCCAGAGCATTGAATGCTCGCCTACCTTAGCTGTTCCTCCAGAAATATCAATAAACTGACCTTCAGACAGCAGCCTGTTGTGATGTGCCCTCTCCTCCTCTGAGAAACCATTCATCATACTAAGGCTGCCACCGCCATCAGGCAGTTTCATGTACAGCGTATCAGCGTCGTATTCGTAACCGTCGTGAAAATACTCGCTTAAATCCATAGGATTATCAAGGGCAAGCTGATGTTCTGCACCAGTTAGTTCGACTTTTTCAATCCAATCCCTACCTACATTTTCGTCCCACAAGTAACCGTCAATAGTGTTGTTATCTAAAGCACCACCGCCACGGCCCGGGTCGTTTTGCTGGACAATCTTTATTTTATCTTCTTGAGTAGCTGAATACTCAGGAGCCGTCCAATCACTAATCTCGTAGTCAGGGTTTTCGTCAAGAAAACTTGGTACTCCTCTAGCTTCATACTCTTCTAAGTCTGACTCATATCTACGCCATCTAAGTACAAGCGCTCGTTGAGAAGGAGACATGGCAGACATTGATATGGCGCCGCCCCACTTGTTGCGAGGCCAATTAACAGGTAAATTTCCTCTACCTATCTCACTTTCTGTCCATTCTGGTTTAGACATTACTTAACTCCCTTAGTTTTCTCGTATGTTCGTAACGTACCTAAACCAAGCATCCCCATCAAGACAGGCAACATAGTTGACAAATCTATAAGGGGAATAATGATTGTTGAACTGGATAAAGCAAGCGCAAAGTTTGCCATCGGTATAACAAGGAAGTTACCCGCCATTCCAAGGCAACAAGTCCAACCCACAGCGGGCCTCCAACCTGAGACAAATAAGTTCTTGCTTGCTGCTTCAGTTTTGTTCACCTCTATCTGTGCTTGTGCTATTGTATGTGCTTGTGTGGCAATCTCGTGCGCTATACGTTGCTTAGTATCAGCGTCAGGTATTACCTTATCTAGTATCTTTGTTACTGGCTGTATGAGCGCACTGATGATTGACATTACTTCTTTCCTCTAAGTTCCATAACTGTGTCGGACTCCCAAATACGAAGCCCCATCCAGATGATTGTAAACAATGAAGCCACCGGCGGTAACCAAGCAGCTAAGGATAACACCCCTGTTGACACTGCTGCTATGTCCACTATTTCTTTAGTCTCCTCTACCATTGTGTTAGTCCTTTAAGTTGCTCCGGTTACGACATAAGTCATACCGAGTTGTTTTAAGAGTTCAGGGAGCCTTTGTTCTTTGTCTGTTGAACTAGCATAAATTAAAGTGCTATCAACAAGAGAGTTGTAGTACTCATCAGGAAAGAATCCAAGACTAACGTAGTAGCTTTTAAAGTTCTTTTTAAGTTCCGTAGTAAACATCTCAGGACTGGTAAGTTCTTGAGCTGCGGCTTGGTTAGCTTTAGATACAATTATAGTTACGTATGTACTCATTAGATAGTCACCCCTGTTTTACCTGCAACATACTTTTCTGCACTTGCTATTTCATCAGCAGAGGCTAATTTACCTACAACAATTAAAGAGTATATCTTACCATCTAAATTAGTGGAAGCACCGCCTGCGCGTCCACCTATGCTGAGAGGATGGTTACCATAAGTTCCTGTGCCTAATGAGTCTGTATTAGCGAGTACAACAGCGCCGTTACTTCTAAACGTATGACTTGGGGCTGAGATACTTGCGACGCTTGTTAGAACGTTTTTGCTAGGGTTTCCTACAGCGTCAGAAGAAATAGTGTTGGCGCTCGAACCTTTTTGAATTGCTCTCCAACGTTCTCCAGAAGTACAGAAGATTCTAAAGCCTCCATCAGTACCGCCTACAGTATTAGAAAGCTCAACAACAGTTTGGTTTAAATCTGTTGCTTCTTTTTTAGCACCTACAAACACAGACATGGTAGTAACATTGTTTGGCGCAGCAAAGGGAAGGTTTCCGGCTGTACGCATTCCGTCATCACCGTCAAAGTCTAAGCACAAGTTACCGTCAGAATCTACAACAAGAAGAGGACACTTGCTTTCTGTAGTTTGAATTAAATCTTGATTGTTACCAGACCTGTCTAAAATCTTACCAACGGCTTGTCCTACTACTGCGGGAGTGGTTCCGTCAACCTTAAACATAGTGGAAAGGTCTGTCATGTCATACCACGCACCCTTAAAACCCCCTACAAAAAGAGAGGAGGGAGAGAAAGAATCTGAGTTGTTGGTTACGCTGAGTCGATTTACACCTAAACCAAGCATGGCTTACACCATAGCTGAAACGTAAGCAGTACCTGTTCCACCAGAAGTAATCAAAGAAATTGCGTCACCATCATAGATGTGTATATATTCAATAGTATTAGCGGGGAGATAATTATGAGAAGTAGTAGCAGCACCTGTAACACGATAGAAACAATCAGTAGTTGCTACGATACGCGCAACACGTACACTGTTTGAAAAAGCAGCACCGGCACTTGCAGTACCTGAAATAGAAACTACACGAACTGTAGTAGGTCGTAAAACTTGAATGGGTTTAGAGTTTTTGTCGATTGTCAAAGTAGACATGATATTTTCCTATGTAAAGATAGAAAGGCGTGATAGCCCGAAAGTAAAAGGAGGCACCCTTATGGATGCCCCCAGTTTGTTACTTAGCCATTTACAGCCAGTGAGAAGCCTGCATCTGGACGCAGAACTTTAACACCGTACAGAGTATCAGCAGTGTACAGAGTGCTTAAGAACTCCTGCTTGTACTGAGTCTGTGAACGAATGCCCTGCTGCTCTGCCAGAACGTAAGTGTCCTTGTGCAGAAGCTGTGCAGAACGAATACGTCCACCGCCAGCCGCGCCATTCTGAGCCGCAGTTTCGATGATAGGACAGTTAGTAGATACCATAACGTCGATACCATACAACTCACCAATCTTACCACTTTGAACACCACCACCGTTTACGAAGTCAGAAGACTGGTAACGGTCAATGCCCATGATAGCATTACGTAGTGAAGGTGGTACTACAAAACAACGGTCGTCCATAGGAACGTCTGCGTCGTCCATCTTCTGAATCAAAGCACGGAAGGCTTCATCAGTAAATACGTCAGCAGGAACTACAGTGTCAGCAGCGTAAGCAGTCAAACCGCCAGTTGCGTCGTTGTAGAAAGAAGCTGTGTTTACGTAGGTGCCAGAAGCGTTACCTAGGTTGACAGCCAAGTCAAGAAGGTCAGTGTCGATTTGCTTAGCTAGTGCATAGCCTGCGTCATCGGTGTAGAACTTACGCAAAGAAGAAAGAGCCTGTACTTCAACAATGTCTTCGATGAAACGTGAGTACTCGTAGTGCTTGTTTACATCTACGCCTACGGTGCCTTCTGTGTTAGCTTGAATAGTGACCTGAGTCTGTGCTGCTTTTTCAGTAGCTACGCCACGAGTAGGAGCGGGGATATTAATCTTATCGCCTTTCTTACCAGTCATAGAAATTTTCTTGACTTTAGGGGCGATTACTAGGTTGGATTCGTAAGAGGCACGAATCTCGTCACTCCAGATTTCTGGAATAAAACTTGCTGCTTTGCCTTTAGTTACAATCGCTGCGGCTGTTGGATATACATCTGTTGACATAATAGTCTACCTTATAATATAAAAGAGTTTAGTTTGTTTACCTAACCCTTCCTTCTGCATATGCTTGTGTGATTTCATCAGACAAAGACATATAACGGTCGGGGTCGGTTTTCATTAGCTTAATAATGTCTGAGCGACGATATACTTTTTTCGCTCGCTGTTCACCAGTTCCTCTGGTACTGCCTGTAGAGGCACTTTTTACAGCGGCTTTTCTAGTATCCTTTTCAGCAGCAGCCGTTTGAGCTACAACACCTTGACGATTTTTCCAGTTAGAAAAAAGTTCATCAGCGGCTTCGTAATCAAACTGACGGTCTGCTTGAGCAAAGAGTTGTGTACGAATCTTAGAGGATTTAATCCACTCAACAAACTTAGCGTCTTGTACAAGTTCCTGCATGTCTGGGTGACGTGCCTGAATTTCTTTCAAAGCGGTAGTTCGTAAATTAGCTAGAGTAGTTTCCTCTGCCTTCTTAACTGAAGGATGATTGCTGATAGCTCTTGCGACTGCCTTGTCGGGGTCAGAAAAGAAATCAATATCTTCGTCGGATTCAGATAGTTCTGTTGTTTGTGTTGGTGTTGTGTCGAGTTGTGTCTGTATATAACTATCGACTACGGAACGTAACTCCCCTACTTCTCCGCTTTGCTTTCCTAGGAGCTTCTCAGCCTCTTGGTGCATCCTTACAATCTCAGCGGTTGACTTTCCTTTGTACTTCTCGGGGACATCATCTTCAGCCGGTGTTGGCTCTTGCGGAGCTTCCTTTTGAAGGTCATTGATATTGTCAAGTTCTTTGTCGTCGTCTAGACGCTCATCTTCTATAATGTTTGCTGCCATTATTAAACTCCGTACCTTTTAGTATTATGGAGGTTTATATTATGCGAGGGTTCAT